TTGAGGACTTCTGCTGGGAAGAAGAAACCGCGGACTTCATCGCCACCCTCCGGAAGGCAGGGGTTCAGAGCTTTATCACCACAGACCGCAGCACGGCCCTGATGGAAAACATCCACGCTTACATCGCTGCGGGATGCACCTTCGAGGGTCCGGTCACGATCGAGAAGAAAACATGGCACGGAACGGAAACGGTTCAGGGCTTGCGGTTCGGGATCAACTGACCGCCGCTCATGAGAAGGATAAAGGAGCCTGCGGGCTCCTTCTCCGTTGTATATGATTGACGGGCTATCCCCGCTCTCTTTGTGTAGAATATATCTCTGAAACCTGTTGACTTTCTTCCGCTGTAGAGGTATCATGGGGGTACAGAAAAACACACCGGAGCCAACTCCCATGATTACCTACAGAACCAACCACGCCCTCACTACGAAGAACCAGACCGAGTGGTACTTCGGAAAAACCTTCGTCAGCAGCATGACGACGAAAGCCATGCGCGAGAACAAGCGAACCGGACAGACCGAGTTCCGCTTCTGGAAGGACGGCACTGGATACCTGAGTATCTGGATTCATTGAGGGGAGGAGCCTGTGGGCTCCTTTTCCGTTGTACATGATCGCCGGGATCACAGGTGGATTTTTGTGGAATATATGATTCCGAAATTAGTTGACTTTCTTCGGCTGTAGAGGTAATATGTGCACAGAAAAACACACCGGAGGCAAACACCATGAAGAACACCACCTACACCTTCATCACCAAGGACGGAAAGAGATACAGCCACGGCGGGAACAACCGCTTCGAAGCGCAGAAGGCCATCGAGCTTGCCTTCCGCATCGACATGACCGGAGCGACCTACGAGGAGATCTACAAGCTCCGGGTAGTCAGAACCGGAACGGTCCGCTGAACAAAATCTTCTCCTACAGGAGGCCTTCACCATGACTACCTTCACCCCTTCCGCCCTCGCCCACCTCCGCACCCTCGCGGATCATGGAGCCTGCATCGGCTCCATCCCGCTGACTATCGGCTTCTGCGAAGAAGCCCTCACCCGCATGCAGAGCGATCCCGAAGCGGCCAGTTACAACTACGACATGGTGCTGCCCAGCATCGACGCCGAGTTCATGCTGGTGATCAACCGCAACGGTACGGTCGAATCTGGCTCGAAGGAAAGCATCGAGCAGATGCTCTGGAGCCGATAAGCCCGATCTCGCCCAGGCTCCTACCACCGCCAAAAGAATCTGTGAGCAGATAACTCAGGGGTTCTTTTTCTTTGCCTGTGTGCAAATTCGCAAGCTGAAAAAATAACTGTAGAACAGGAAGGAGAACTGCCAATGTCAACACCTGGGAGAATCCCGAAACCTACCGCCCTTAAGGAACTTGAGGGGAATCCCGGCAAGAGGCCGCTGAATGAAAACGAGCCGAAGCCGGAGAAGAAAGCGCCGTCCTGCCCGAAGTGGCTCGAACCTGAGGCAAAGAGAGAATGGCGGCGCCTCGCCAAGGATATGGAAGAACTCGGCATCCTCACTGAAGAGGACCGAGCCGCCTTCGCCTCCTACTGTCAGGCATATGCCAGATGGCGTGAAGCGGAACAGGTCATATCAGAACATGGCGCTATCATAAGAACACCTTCCGGCTACCTGCAGCAGATCCCGCAGGTTTCCATTGCCCAGACCTACCTGAAAATCATGAACAAGATCGCAGAGCAGTTCGGTCTGACGCCTGCGTCCCGCTCACGGATCGTTGCCGGTGAAAATGTAGGCGGTCCAATCGATGATATGGACGAACTGCTGGGAGATGATTGAGCGTGAAGAAGGTCAAAAGGCCTGAACGTCCTGCTGACTACCCCAGGTTGGAGAATTATTCTCCGACGCCGTTCATGCTTCCGACGTCCCACTACGATAAGCGGAAAGCTGACCGAGCCGTGAAGTTCATTGAGATGCTCCCGCATACGAAAGGGGAATGGGAAGGAAAACCCTTCTGGCTGCTCCCCTGGCAGGAAACCATCATCAGGGATCTTTTTGGGGTGGTCAGAGAGGACGGCACCCGCCAGTTCCGGACGGCATACATTGAGATAGGCAAGAAGAACGGCAAACAGCTTGCGTTGGATACCCCAATCCCGACCCCTGCCGGATTCACCAACATGGCCGACCTCAAAATCGGGGATACCGTTTTCGATGAGAAAGGTAAGCCGTGTCATGTTGTGGCGAAAAGCCCTGTGGATGATACGGAACAAGCGTATAAAATCACCTTCCGAGATGGGAGTTCCATCATTGCCGGTGAACGGCATTTATGGAACTGCGAATATATCCGGGGGAAGCCCAAAAGTGTCCAATGGACTACAGGGGAATTATACAGGAAGACAGCCAAGTTCAGAGAAAAGTACGAAGGGAAAAGGGATCAGAACAAATCATTGATTCGGATCCCTGTGTGTGAACCGCTTGATACACCCGATGCGGAACTACCTGTAGATCCGTATTTATACGGTTACTGGCTTGGAAACGGGGTCGCAACAAAACCGGATATAACCGTTAGAACTGAGGATGTGGAGGACGTCATTTCATTTATACCTTATAAGTCACACAACAAATTCCATCAGAAATGCGGAGGAAGTGACATTGTAACATACTCCGAGCTTAAGCCCGTCTTACTTGAATCATTTCGAGAAAAGAGAATTCGACCCGAGTACTTGAGAGCTTCTGTATCTCAGAGATGGGCACTTCTTCAGGGGTTGATGGATTCTGATGGATGTATAGGCACCCGGAAAGCGCAAAGCACATACGTTACAATTCTGCGTGACTTGGCCCTTTCTGTACGGGAACTGTTATGGTCACTTGGCATCAAGAATGCCATCAAAACGGAACCATCGGTCCGATATGGATGGCCAACGGGAGAAATTCTGTATGTAATCCGGTTTACGACCTTTGATGATCAACCGACATCTCGTTTGCCCAGGAAAATCGAGAGAAAACGTGAACGTATAAAGAAGACAAGCTCGTGCTTTCACTACATTCGGGACATCCATCCAGTCGATCATCCTGTGGAAATGCAGTGTATCCAAGTAGATAGCCCATCGCATCAATATCTGGCGGGACGTTCGATGGTTCCGACCCATAACAGTGAGCTTGCCGCAGCCATCGCACTTTATCTTCTGTACGCCGACAACGAGCCTTCCGCCGAAGTTTTCTCAGCCGCCGCCGACCGTCAGCAAGCCTCCATTGTGTATGATGTAGCGCGGCGCATGACGGAGATGACGCCAGCGCTTCTGAAACGCTCCAAAGTGATGGCTGCCACAAAGCGCATCGTCAATTACAGCAACGCCGGGTACTATCAGGTCGTATCTGCGGACGTCGGTGGGAAACACGGATACAGCATCTCCGGACTGATCTTTGATGAGATTCACAACCAGCCGAACAGAAACCTCTGGGATGTTCTGACGAAAGGTTCCGGAGACGCCCGCCGACAGGCCCTTCATGTGGCCATCACGACTGCGGGGACGGATCGGAACAGTATCTGCTATGAGCTGCACACAAAGGCTATGGACCTTCTGGAGGGACGCCGGGTTGATCCGACCTTCTATCCCGTGGTTTACAGTCTTCCCATGGACGCTGACTGGGGAGACGAGACCAACTGGTACAAGGCAAATCCCTCCCTGGGGTACACGGTCCCCATAGAACGGATGCGGGAGGCATATCTGCAGGCTCAGGAGAACCCTGCTGAGGAAAATGTATTCCGACAGCTCCGGTTGGATCAGTGGGTCGGATCGTCTGTCCGCTGGATTCCCGATCATATCTATGAAAAGGGAAACATCCCCATTGACATGGACGATCTCTCCGGTCGTGAATGCTACGGCGGGCTCGACCTGTCCAGTTCGGGCGATATTACAGCCTTCGTTCTTATGTTTCCGCCTCGAAATGAGGATGAAAAGTACATCATGCTCCCGTTCTTCTGGGTTCCGGAGGATACGATCCCGCAGAGAGTCAGGCGGACCTCGGTCCCCTATGATGTGTGGGAGAAGCGAGGTTTCCTGAAAGCAACCCCCGGCAACGTAATCGATTACGCCTACATTCAAAATACGATAGAGGAGCTGAGCAAGATCTACAATATCCGGGAGATTGCCTTCGACCGGTG